TGCAGGCCGTTGTTTCTGCCGCAGACCTTTAGGGAGTTTCATGTCCAGGAAAAGTGCCACCAAGGCCAAGTTCGCGCCGCACGCAGGCACTCAGATGGCGCAACTCCTCGAAGTCCAGAACGAGAACACGGCCCTGAAGGAAATGACGCTCGAACTGCGCGAGTCGATTGCCGACGTGCAGCTGGCGCTGGACAACATCGGCTGGTCCCCGTTGGGCGGCGAGTACGGCGACATGCGCGAGCTGCCGCTGGCAACCATCCGGGACCAGACCCGCGTCACCCGCGCCCTCGCGGTCATCAACCCCCTCATCAAGCGCGGCATCGCGGTGCGTATCGCCTACATCTGGGGCAACGGCATCAAGCTGGACGGCCTCGATGAGACCTCGGACTTCGCCAAGCACGCGGGTAACAAGAAGTACCTGCTCTCCGAGAAGGCCCAGATGGAGATGGAGTCCTGCCTCGCCACGGACGGCAACTTCTTCCTGCTGGTGACCAAGAAGTCCGCCAAGTCCAAGGTGGACCGCCTCACCCGTGTGCCCCTGTGGCAGATCACCGGAGCCGTCTCGGACCCGGACAACGCCGAGGACATCTGGTTCTACAAGCGCGAGTGGAACACCGTGGTGACCAACGCGGCCACCGAGCAGGAGACGGCCACCCCCAACGTCGAATACTTCCCGGCCATCGACTACGACGAGGCCAACGGCAGGCCCACCCAGTTCAAGGGTAAGAAGGTCAACTGGGGCTCCCGCATCGCAGCCCACAGCGTCAACAAACAGTCCGGCTGGAAGTGGGGCGTCCCCGACATCCTGCCCGTGATGTTCTGGGCCAAGGCACACAAGGAGTTCCTTGAGTCCCAGGCCACGCTGGTCAAGGCCTACTCCCGCTTCGCGTGGAAGGTTGCCGCCCCGACAGCTGCCAACGCCCGCGCCGCCTCCACCAAGGTGGGCACTGCCCCCAGCATCGACCCGATGACCGGGCAGCCGCAGGGCGTCGGAGCCACTGCCGTGACCGGGCAGGGCACCACCATCTCCTCGGTGGGCCGCACTGGCGGCTCGGTGGACTTCGAGGCGGGCCTCCCGCTGGCAGGCTACGTCGCCGCTGGCCTCAGTGTGCCCCTGACCGAGCTGACCGCCGACGCCGGCAACGCCAACCGCTCCTCTGCCGAGACCCTTTCGGGCTCCAACGAGAAGGTCATGAAGGCGCGGCAGGCCGAGCACAAGATGTTCTACGAGTCGATCTTCGCCTACCTCGGCATGGACGTGAAGGTCTCCTTCGAGAAGATCGAGCAGGAGGCCGTCTACCGCCAGATTCAGTCCCTCGTGTCCCTGCTCCCGCTGAACCTGTTCAGCGACAAGGAGATGCGGGCGCTCATCGTCCACGTCCTCGACCTTCAGGAGCTTGACCCGGAGAAGGTGCCTACCAAGGAGGAGCTGGGCAACCTGATCCTCCAGGCCACGATGGCTGCCGAGGCCGCTGACAAGGCGGCGGTTCAGGCCGAGAAGCTGGCCAAGTCCCAGCCTGCTCCCGGCGCAGCAGTTCCCGGAGCCAAGGCACCAAAGGTCCCGGGAGTGAAAAAAGCAGCATCAACCGCCAAGTCCTACGGGGACAACTCGTACCGCAAGGACGCATCCACAGCCGCTCGTACCGGCGCGAAGGGTTAGGAACCTCGGCATGAACATCAATGAAATCAGCTACGCGGTAGCGGCGCTGGCCCGCAAGATCAAGGACCCTGCGAGCGACGTGTCAACGGCACTTAATGCCACCTATGCCAAGCCGACGGCGCTGGCAAAGCGCCTGACCGATACCGGGCGCGGCGCAGTCGTGCTAACGATGGATGACGGTTACGCCGCCATGCGTACCGTCGCCGGGTGGATGAACACGCGGGGCCAGAAGGGGACGTTCTGCATCACCCCGGACCTCATGAACGATGCTACGGGCGTGACCAAGATTCTGGACGCCGACATTCTGGCGTTCGCCGCCGCAGGGCACGAGATTGCGGCACACTCCAAGACGCACGCAAACATGACCAGCCTGACCAGTGCGCAGCGGGTGACTGAATACGACTACCCCAAGACGTACTTGGAGAACCTGCTCGGCGCGGGCAAGGTCACCACCTGGGCATACCCCTACGGGACCGGATCCGGCGGGCGGAACCTCGCCTGCGATCAGCAGCTCTACCTCCGCTATGACCGCTGGCTCGACACCGCCGTTACCACGAACTCGGTGGTCTACCCGCGCTACAGCGACACCCCGCCGCTGCTCATCAACCGCACCGCGTGGAACGAGAACAACCAAGCACAGATTCTCAACATAGTCCGCAAAGCGGCATCGTCCTCCGTGATCGTGCCGATCTTCTTCCACAACCTTGACACCGCCGTGAACCCGACCACGGCGAACGTCCTTGAAGTTCTCGACCTGTGCGTAACGCTCGGCATTCCGCTGATTACTGCAAGCGAAGCGTTCCCCTCACCACGGTCCCTGCTGAACGCAGGGTTTGAGGCTGCTGTAGGGGTCAACGAGCCGGTGCCGGGCTGGCATGGATTCAAGGCCACGAACGGGCTGTTCTCTGTCGTCGCCGACACCCCGGCCCCGGACTACCCGGGCGTCAATGCGCTGGAACTGTCCACCACGGACAACACCGGTTACGCCTACGTGCGCCAGCAAGTGCAGGTTGTACCGGGCCGTCAGTACACGCTCAGCGGGCAGTGCAAAGCAGTCTCGGGAACGCAGCTCCTTACGGATAAGGCGTTCGTTCGCATCCAGTCCCTTGACTATGGGCAGGCTGTCATTGCCGGGCTTGACGTGAAGATGACACCCGTCCAGACGGTGGACGTTGGCACCGGGTGGAAGAAGTTCAGCCTCGACTTCACAGCAGGACAGGGCACCAAGACCGTGAACGTTGACCTCGGCATCCAAGCCACCGTCAGCGGCGGAGTGATCCGGTTCGATCACGTCTGGTTCGAGCCGAAATACCTAGGCGACCTCGGCTAGTAAAGACCGGTTAAGTGTCCCTACTAAACACCCACCTACAGCTAACCCTGTAGGTGGGTGTTTATTTTTTCGGACATAAATGGGTAGCTGATAAACTGGATTCAGACGAACGGAGATTTTCATGCCCAAGCAGCTATTTGAAGCCGCTCGAATGGGGTCCTCTGACCTCACCGGCAAAGTGTGGCGCATCAAGGTCATCGAAGGTGACCGAAAGGGCAGCTCTGCCTTTTACCCCAAAGAAGTGGTTGAGGCCGGGGCTCCCCTGTTCAAAAAGGGAACCCGCATTTACGGCGACCACCCTTCCCAGGATGCGAAGTGGAATCTCCCCGAGCGCTCCTACAAGGAAATTGTCGGAGTCTTTGAATCCGACGCCGAGTTCGACGGCAAAGACCTCTACGCCAACGCCAAGTTCTACGAAAAGTTCCGCGATGAAATCAAGGAAAAGGCCGAGGACGGCGTTATCGGAATGTCGATCCGTGCATCCGGCGAGGTCGAGGAAACTGCTGACGGCCCCGTGCTGAAGTCCTTCACCTCCGTCACTTCCGTCGATGTCGTCACCACGGCTGGTGCCGGTGGCGGCTTCGACAAATTGCTGGAATCAGCCCGTGAAATTTCTGCGTCCGAGAGTGGCGCAGAGTCCCAAGAGAAGGAAGAAACAATGGAACTCCCCAAGGAACTCGCTGAGGCTCTGGACGCTCTCGTTGCGGGTATCAACACCCTGACCGAACGCGCCGCCAAGGAAGACAAGGACAAGGCTGACGCCCTGGCCGAGGCTGCCCGCGTTGCAGCCGAAGCCCAGAAGCCTGCTGCTGTTGACCCGCTGGCTGTCGCTGGCAAGCTGGCCGAATCCGGGCTCGCTGCTGCCGGTCAGGCCCGTGTGCTCGATGCCGTCAAGGGTGGCAAGGCCCTGGAGGAAGCGATCACCGCCGAGAAGGACTACGCCAAGTCGATCCTCGAAGAAGCTGGCTCCAGCTTCCGGGGCAACGGCTCGGAGGAACTGCAGGAAGCTGCCGGCTCCAAAATCGGCGAAAGCATTTTCGGCGCAATCTCCTAACTAGGCGGTGATCCAATCTCGTCCGCAGCAGACGGCCTTTCGGGGCAATGCCGCAGGACGGAATGGGCGCTTCAAGAAGTGATTCATTAGGCGCTCATTCCGTCCATTGATTTACTACTCCTGTACAAATTCTTAGTGCGCTATCATTGTAATAAGCGTCATTAGCGGCAACGAAAGGCCAAAGAAATGGCAACGAATATTGTCTTCAAGGACTCGGAGTTCATTTCGCTCCCTGTCCCGACCGGAACCAAGGCGGGTAAGCCCGTCCGAATCGGCGTCCTGAACGCCATTACCGTTACCGCTGAGGGCTCCGTCACGGAAACCATCTCCCTCGGTGCAGGCATGAGCGTCACTCAGGTATCCGGTGCCATCTCCGGCAACCAGCCCGGCTTCGCCTCTGTCGCTCTCCACGGTGCGGCGAACCTGGATGTCACCGGAGTCACGACTGTCGGCGGCGCTGTCTACATCAAGGCCGACAACACCCTGACCACGACTGTTGCCGCTGGCTCCAAGCTGTACGGCACGGCTCTCCGCGCCAAGACCGCTCCGGTTGCTCCGGTTCTGGTCAAGCTCATCAACAACGGCGTTGCCGCCGACGCGGCATAAGGAAGGCTGACATGACTATCCAGACAGTAACCGAGGCCGGAACCCTTTTCGGCGCAGCCCTTCAGGGTGACCGCACCGCTCAGGGCCGGGTCAAGGCGCTCGTGGACGGTTCCGCGTACATCTCGGAATCCGTTTCCAGCTCCGACCTCGCCGCTGCTTTCGCCATCGGCACCAAGCAGACGCTCCAGGCACAGTACGCCAAGCGCCCCACCAGCTGGACCGACTTCGCCGTCAAGAAGGTCTTCAACGACTTCAAGCCGCAGTTCCTCCGCGAACTCCTGTTGGA